GTGTTAATGTTATCTAGGTAACTTCTCACTCTTGCGTTACTTGAGAACTCAACAGGCATTCTCAACTGAGGGGGCGGGTTAACATTAGCCATTATTTACCCGCCAAACGCAAATCAATTGCGCCAGAATATATAGAATAATTAACAGGATCGCTCGTTGTTATACGTAAAATCATGTCGTAAAAACTTCTTAAGTTAAACCACTCCACCTGCAGCACAAACTCGCCTAGCCTACCTGTTCTCGCCCAACTACCATGCGCCCAGGTTCTGCCTCCGTCATAGCTTGCTTCAATCATTATTCTTGGGTTGTCTCCTTGCCCATTAATAAGGCCGACGCCGGTCTCCACAAGCAATTCCAACCTAGACATTTGTACACGCTTACCTTTCTGACCTAATAAATCACCGTTAATAGATGAAGTTACTCTAGTTCGCTTTAGTGTTTCGCCATCGTTTGTGTAAGTATTAAAATCGAGCTCGTAAATCTTGCCGTTACTTCTGTCGGAAACAATATTTTTACCGTAAATTCCTTGAATATCACTACCTTGGTATATGCCGTCAGAAGTGCCTGATGACAACTCAAACCAGCCATTAACACCTAAACTTTCATTGAGCACAAAAGTCTTGTTTCCACTAACGAAAGATATAGCGTAGAAATTCTGGCCCTGAAAGGTAAATGTCGATGCCACTGCATCGCTTGGATTTTCCATCTTTTCAATCGCGTTTGATATTGCATCGGTTGAGACTCGCTGCTTGGTGCCGCCATCAGCAAGATAGATAGCAAAATCATCGCCTAACCAGTACATAGCTTCATCAGTGTTTGCTACCGAATGAATAGCCAGCAAGCCAACTTGAAATATCTGCCCGTCAATACGGTCAAAAGGTGGGCTCCCTACCCCTGAGTTGTACCAGCTTTCGATTGTGCGCTCACCCATTCTGTATAACACTTGATTAAAAACATAGTCTCTTACAAGATCGTCAGGGCTTGACTCTGCACCGATAATATTTAGCCCACTTGCTGTGCTTCCGTCACCAGGGTTGGAGAAGGTTGTAAACTTGTCTTTAGTGTAAATGAACGTGTTATTCAAGAAGTCAACGGACTTTGCCCCTGTTATATTTGGGTCTGTAACCTCTATAACGCTTGAGCCGTCATACTGAAAAACCCTCAAATTAGAAACAATAAATAGATTTATGCCATCATTAGCAAAGATACATTTCTGTGTTCCTGGTATTTGCCCTTTGGCTATATGATTACCTAATTTATCTATTTCATATAGTGTGGTGCCTTTAACTTGATAAAGCACCTCAGCCATGTTGGTAATGCCGCGATCTGCCTCGCTAGATGAGTGTGAGCCTAACTGTTTGAGCCCGGGGAAAGGTAGTAAAACAAACTTATCTTTCCCGCCTTCAGAAACCTGTTGATACCAGTTGATTGTTTGCTGGCTTGATAACGGTCTAGATCTGCTCTGATACGAGCCGCCTGTAATGTTAATTGGTATTGTCTGAAAGGTCATACAACAGTACCCTCAATAGACATTGAAGGAGATGGGCCAAACCTAGCCTTTTTATCCGCTTTGTTAGCGCCTTTAATTGCGTTGATGAACTTAGCAAAATACTTAGCCTCTTGCTGTTCGTCTTGAGCGTACGCAAAAACCTCTGTTAACGCGCCGAATAGATAGATTTGCGGGTGTTGTGTCAAGATTTCGTTTGTTTGGTTTATAGTGCTTAGCGGGGTTGCTTTTTTAAAGTATTGAACCTCTACCGTGTAAACTTGGTCTGGAATACGCTCAAACTCAAATTGCCCACCTACAACAGTATAAAATCTTGGCCTACCTGTGCCAACCTTGCGCTTTAACTGCTCTGGAGACTTAAACATAAGCTCGCCGTTATTATCGTCTACAACCAACCTAACAGAACGTGCATATTCGTAATCATCGGGAAGCGCAAGATATACACTGTCATCTGTCGATGCTGTTGTTATAGTCTCCATAGACCTAACACGTAAAGGCTGCTGGTCGTTCGAATACATAGCGACCTCAGCCATATCAATAAAATCATCAATCTTAGTACCTAAGTCGTCACGATGTGACCAGTCAATGATTTCTTTAACTAAATTGTCGTATGTATCTAATGCCATCAGATAACGCCTTGTTTTGTTCTTAGCGCGTTCCACTCAGGCGAGTTTAACTTGCGCTTAAGAAAGTCTAAATTCTTTTTGTCCAAAGGGTTGATACAATCAGCACCAATAGCCCTTAGCTCGTTTGTCCACATCTCGATAACAATCGGAGGTATAGAAGCCATCTTATGAAAGTGGCCCTTAAAACCGCTCTGCTGCATAGCCATATCTTGCTTATTAGCTTCAATAAATCGGCTAACGTCTTGCTGCTTCTTAACGTGTACTTTGCCATCTTCGCCAGTATGGTAAGTTTCAATAATACCAGTTTGATCGCAGATGTCTTTGATTATCATACAGCACCATTGGCCTTGAAAACTTCAAGCTCTTTAGATGTGCAAGTAAACTCACTGCCCTTTTTAACCATGCCTTTTGAAGTGCAAAGGTTTTTAAGCGCTACGTGCTTTTTAACAGTTTTTTTAACTGGCTTTTTCTCTTCAGTCATAAATCACCTCAAAAGGGCATCCTTGCCCGTTATCATTCCTATACTGCTACTAGGTTAAGGTCTGCAACGATACCGCTAGACTTCTCATTCTTAGCTTGTAACGTGTACTCGCTTAACAATTGTACGCGATCACTATCACCAGTTTTAGCTAGTGGAGTTTCTTCAAATTCAGTGATTGACGCCATAGCCCACATATCAGATTGAATGATTAACATAGAATCTTGGACTTGGAAGCGGTTAGGCACAACAGCAAGCGAACCAAAGTCTGATACATAAATATCAATGGCTGTATTAACTGTTGCCGCATTACCGTCAACGATACGCTGTGCCGCACCAGCCGCGCCACCGTTAACCAAGCCTGACAACTGCTGCTTGACTTTAGAGCCAACCATAATCATATCAGGCTCGCCACCCTCATCCCAAATATCAGATAAAACACCATCTAATTGAGTTTGAGCGAAGTTACGCGAAGTACCTGCGCCACGTGTATCAGTGCCATCACCAGTCGGGGCCGTACCAGTTGCACCTAAGTCAGTGTTAGTCGCTAACCATGATTCAATGCCTGCAAGCTCACGCGCTACAGACTCAGAGCCAACATTCTTAGCCTTGTTCGCTAAAAGTGCCGTTTCCATATCGCGCTTAAGCTCTTTCGCTGACTTCATGATTTGATAATCAAGCTCATCACCACGACCAGCACTATCTACTTGGCGCTGTGTACGAGTTACGCGAGGAACCTTGTCAGAAATCTGAGTGTAGTTACCTAAGCGTACCGTCGGGATTGCTGCGGTAGTGGTCGCGTCTTCACCTTCAATAACAGCATTATTAGCCGCTGTTGCTAGTGCGTCTGTTTGCCATTCGTGATTAGTCGCTGATGCGGTTGTTTTCTCGATAGCGGTCAAGAATGGTGTTTGTGTTGGCGAAATATCATAAATGATATCGCTTAAATCTTCGCGGTTACCAATCGCGTCATAGGTTGAAGTGGTATCTGCTGGAGTAGCCATAATTAATTACCTCGTTGTGCTTTACGTAATCTGACAGCATTGGCTTCTGTCGGGTTCTTTTTAAACGCTTCTCGCGCTTTTTGAACCTCAGACTTAACCGCTTGCTGTCTCGGTTTAGTTGTTACCGGCGCTTTTCTAACTTTCTTTTCGATAGCTGCATTCTTGTTGTTTAGCGCTTGATACTTTGCGGCGTCTAACATTGTTTGCCAGTGTCTAGCGCTTTGAATGCTCGATATTTCCTCGTTAGAGTAGCCAAGCTTTTCAGCATAAGATTGCAATAAATTCATGTCATCAGTAAAAGCTTGTGTTTGTTTGCCGTTATCCATCCAGGACGGATTAGCACCCCACAACTTCTGCCTTTCTGCTGCAACGTCAATATTGCTTTGCTTAACAGAGTCTTTCGCTTTACTTAAAAACTCTTTGCGTTTTTGCATTTTCTCTTGATGCTTGATGAACTCTTCCGGTTCATACTCGCGCAATTCTGCTAATTCTTCAGCGCTCTTTTCATCTTCTGAAATCATAGCCTCTAGAGTTGCTAGTTTTTCATTAAATGATTGTCGCTCAGTGTTAAAAGCTTCTCTGTCTGCTTCAAACGCCTTTCGGTTGTCAGATAGCTCTTGAGTTTTGCGCGTATAGTCAGATTGACGTAAGCCGCTCTGCTCCCATTCAATAACGTCTTTAAGATTTATTTCACGCCCTTGGTATTCAACGTAAAGATCTTCAGTGTCATCATCGTCAGAAACTGCTTGCTCCTGCTCTTCCTCTGCCTCTTCAACATCTAGTAACTCGTTTTCCGTTACTTCTGTTGGCTCTGATTCAGTCTCGATAACTTCTTCTGTGACTTCCTCATTTACATCAACTGGCTCGTTATTTTCGGTTGGCTCTGCTGGTGCAGGCTCCGAAGTACCACGTGCCACCTTGATTCTTTCTAAAATACTTTGTTGCTCTGTTTGCATGTTGAGTCCTTATCGGTTGTTCAACGGTTAAAATCCAACTACTTTCTTTGCCTTTTCAAGTAGCGTTAAGGTTGTCTTGGCCTTTTCGCCCTGTTTAACAATGCTTTCAAAACGACCTTTAAACTGCTTTAAAAGCTGCATTCTTTGCCATAACTCATGGCGCGAATCTTCATCTTTCAATTTAGAATCTTGAAATTCTAAAAACATAGAAGCCTCAATTGCTGTTACCGCCTCCAAATAAAGCGGGTTATTCAATAACTCTTGCGCTCTATTTGCTCGGCTAATATCGCTCATGCATTCGCGCTTTTCTTGCTCTGGCGTCTTTTTCATTGTTCGATGCTCTGATTGTATTTAAGCTCAAGCTCAGTAATACGAGCCGCTAAATCTTCATTATGCTGCTTGCTACCTTGCGCCGTTTCGATATTGAACTGTCGCTTATCTTCTTCAAGCTTCGCCGCATCTAAAGCTAACTTACCTTGAGCGATTGCAACATCACCCTCTCGCTTAATTGCTTCGGCTTCAGCTAATGGGTTTTGTAGTTGTGCTACCTGCTCTTGAAGTTGTAAAACAGCTTGGTTAAGCAATTCATTTTGACGTAACAATAATTCTTCTGGCTCTTCAGGATCATTAAAGAACTCATTGACATTAGGCATGCCCAAGCCATCGATAATACGTTTAAGCGTGTTGTACTTGTCTTTGTTATCAACAAGCGGGGAGCCTAATTGCATTTCCTGCTGCTGGATTGCGTAAATACCCTGCAAGCTTTCAATTAATGACTCGTTATTGCCAGCACCTAAACCGACCGATGTTTCTACATGGTGGTTATATTTCCAGCCGGCAGGATTAACGGTTAACTGCTTACCTAAAACTCTAATTTCTGTTTTTGTGTTTTGGTATCGAGAAGCAAGCCACGCAATACCCTCAAATAACTTTCTGTAACCTGTTTCAGCGTAGTTTCTAGCAATTAACTCAATCTTGGCCTGCCCTGCTTTTTCTACGCCTGAGAATCTTGTAGCAGTTTCTTTTGCGATAGTATCAGCATCTAAACCTTGGTTAGCAAGCAAAGCGCCTGTTGATTGCGCTCTTGATTGATCTACATACTGCATAACCTGCAATGTTTTATCACCGATATACGGCACGACAAGAGGAAAAACAGCATTTTGAGGAAGCACTTGCGTATCATCTTCCATTCGTACAATGCCGTTAATTCTAACGTTTAGCATATCGTCTAAATCAACGTCAGGATGAACAACATTACGCGGATTGTTTACCATGTAGATATTGTTCAACATGCCACGCTCTAAGGCTGTTTTCTTTCTCTGAGTTTCGTAAACGATTTCAGCGCGACTTCTACCAATAGCCTTGTGAGGCATTAAGATTGCAGACAAAGAAGCGTAGGGGACATGATTAAAGTTTTCATTAACTAGCACATGATTGCCAGAAAATAAAACGTGCCTACGTTCTGCAATGCCGTCGCCATCAAAATCAACTTTTACATATAGGTCAGATATTTCTACCGACTCACTAGCCCATCCTGAAACGTCATCATCTTCAGTCGTACCGCCAACATCTTGAAAGCGGATGGAGCGAATGTTTGAGTTGTTGCGCTCTTCGTTTTCGCCTATTGATGGCAATTGATTGATTAAGTCACGACTAAAACCTTCAGATAATAACTCGCCGCGAGTTTTACGAACTCTATCACCAACTAGTTCAGCATCTTCTAAACACGATGCATTTTTAGAAATCAGGAATGATTCAGGTGGAATGTTAATAACGCGGATTTTCTGACTGTTGCGAGTAACTCTAAACTTGATATCAAAAGTCTGCTCGAATTCATTTTCTGTCTGCTCTGCAATTTCAACCTTTACTTTGTCAACTTCTGCACCTTGCAGGCTTTCAGTAATGCCGGCTAACTCTTCAGAATTTACGCCGTTATACTCGACCTCTTCAACTTCTGAGCAGTCATCAACAAAATACTTAACGACGCCATTCTTCTGAATTTCAGCATCTTTTAACCAATCGTGCTGAACCTTAAAAGATTCTGGTTGATTACGTACAACCCAATTTACATATTTGGTTTTTTCTTCTGCTTCTGCGATTTCTGTTGGGTTATCTGTCTGAGCGACAAACTTAACAATATCACCTGAACCCATAAAGATACGGGCAAGGCTTGGCATATCAGCCTCAACAACATCAGCAATATCAGTTGAAACAACGCTTGATTGCCCTTCAACTTCATCGCCGTATGGTTCACCCATATAGCCTTTATAAAACTTTTCGTTAAGCGCCATGAATTCGCCGTTATAAATAGCGGCGTCTTGCTGTGCATTGGATAGGATAGATAAAAGCTCTCGCTCAGTCATTTGAGCCATTGAAATGAACCTCTTTTGATAATGGATTTATTATAACGCTTTTGCTATGCTTAATGTACACCGCGAATCATTGGTGATTAGCGGGTATTTATCGGGAGAGTATATGAATAGATTCACATTAATACTACATAACAAGGGATGGACGGTTAAAGATGCTTGTGAGTATTGGGGTATCCACTACGATACTTACAACAAACGATGTAACAACAGTAAGATGCACAATCAATTGGAGTCTATGTGTAAAGGTTTGGAGGATAAGAAGGGTGATTATTAACAAACTAAAGAAACTCGTTGCTTACTTGGTTTTATATTTTCTTGGTACGACCTTTATTTGGTTGTCCGTAGTTTTTGCTAGTGATGCGCCTGTAGAAGCTGCGCTTGATTATTTTATGGCTTCAATGATAGCTACTGCCGTTCTCGTTGTGGCTTGCGCTCTTTTCAGTTGGGCTTGGAGTGTTGTGAATGATTGAATACATAGCTATAAGCTACTTGTTTATGTTCTTTTTGTGTGGCTGGATGGTTGCTAACAATCTAGACACGCCGAAAAACTCGTTTAAGTTTTGGGTGATATCGCCCGTAAGCTTTCCTTTAACTGTAATTTATTTATTTGTAAGGTGGTAATATGAAAAAAATACGCTGGTTTAAATGTGGCTCATGCCAAGCTGAATATGAGCAAATAGTTAAAGATGATGTGAAGGTTATTGATTGTACTTGCGGAGCTAAAGCGGTTAGGCAGATAGCGGCGCCTAGATGTTTTGGTAATACAACGGGTAAAAGCCCTGCTTCAAACTATCGTAGAACGCCCGTAGTTTAGTTTTTTACGCTTTTTCTTAACTGGCGGAACCCACATAAGCATCATTATGCAGTCACCGAGATTAGGCGAATCTATATCATTCGCCTTCATCTCTTTCTTGTTCATGATTTGATACAGCCCATTGCCGTTTTCAACTCTCGGCACTCTACAAAGCTCAGATTTTAATTGATCGATGTTATCAATACCGCTCGAATCAAAGCTAATCATTTCACTAGGATCTACATATTCACCCTTCTCAACGCATTTGTAGGTGTTATAAATCCTGTCCCGCAATGCTATGTAGTATTGTGCGCGATTATTTTTAAAGGTTTCTGCAAATGTTTTAGGGTTGCTGGCTTTACTGCCGAAGTCTTTTTGATACACCTTTTCGGCGTTATCTTGCCCTTTTCCTGACAAAGAGCCCTTAAACATATAATACTGCGTCCTTGTGCCATCTAGACTTTGTGACACCTGCCTTTTTAACCCTGTCCCCATTCCGTCCCCATCCCACACAAACCAATCAGCCTTTAAATCTAAAGCGTGAAATGTGGCCCAGTCGCAACCTTCATCTATCTCTCCGGTGGTTTTCTCTTTAACATGAGTTACTACCGAGCCGTGACGGATGGCAAATCCTTTTGAGTCGCTTCCTGAATCACTAGGGTCATGAGCCGCTATTCTTGCACCTAGCGGTTTAAACGCCTTTTCTAACTTTTCAAGCTTGTGTGCATCAATGCAAGCTTCTAGCCATTCAGGTTTGATAATGGAGTTTTCCACCTCTTCAAGATAGTCGCCGAGCCACTTATGATTATACCCAGCTCTTGAAAGTTTTTCATAGTCGTCTAGGCGTTCTTGTTCTAGACCAGAGGCGATAAACCACGACTTTGGCATGTCTGTATAGTTCATCTGAACAACCATTACTGTGTCGTCCTCGTAGTACCCGTTGCGCTTTAGTTCCTTCTCAGCCCTTGCCAGCCATTTCTGGGCGACTGCGCCAGTTCTGGTCCCTCTATTCATTGTGATGATTATTTCTGGCATCTTAACATCTGAGTTTTTTATTAACTCGTCAAGATCCTCTATTGATTCGAGCGACTTGCCATCAAGTAACTTTTCCGTGTCTTTAGCATTTAATCGAACTGAAGCCGTTAACACTCTGAGAGTGTTGGATGATATATCCTCGCCCTCCTCAATCCACAAACCATCAATACCAGACAATGTTGACTTTAATGAAGTGATGTTTCGTGAAAGCCCGCGATAAAAACAACGACCACCCGAACTATGAACTATTGATGTCTTAGTATCTTGGAACCCCGGAAGAGAAAGCCTATCAATCTCATCCATAATCGTTCGGTGTACAGATTCCTCAATGGAGTTTTGATTTTCACGCGCGCAGCACCAGAGTTCGCCGTTAAACATTTTCGCAGCAACGTAATCAGCAATACCTGTTGACTTAGTAGAGCCTCGCCCACCTACAATTATTTTTATTCTTTTTGGCTTGGTGAAGACTGGATGAAGGTTTTCAACGTAATCAATGCTAATCATTTGCGCCAACAGGATTAAAGACTATTTGAACACTGCCTGATGTCTTGAATTCTTCGCCTTCAGCGTTTTTAATCTCTGTGGATTTAAGGTCTGGTAGGTACTTATTAACCAATTTTAGCTTAGTGTCTATTACAGCTCTCTTGCGCTGAACAGAGACCGCATCTAATTCTATGGTCAGGTCGTTTAATTCTTCACATATATCAATGACATGCTGAATATGGCCCCCGGCAACCAATGACTGCCTTAGAGCCTCTTGTCTAATTTCTCTATTTTCCTGTGCGCGAGTCTTTCCGCTTTTCATTTTGTGAGTCCTCCTTAGAGATTATTCACTTGTTTTTATGCACTAGTGTTGGTTGTCGTGTTGATACCGCCAGCACCAAAATTAAATGTGAAATCGTTGTTAACTAAATCAACTGGCGTTGTTCCGTCACTTGTCATGTCAAACACTTGAGCTAAATCATTTGTAACTGTCACGTTGTATAAAATAGCGCACCGAACATCTGCCGGGTTAGATGCATTTTTAGTGATTGTGCCTATATCGTCAGCATCAAACTTTACAACATTACTCGAACGTGTGACAGCTTCGTTTGCCAGTGCGTATGATGCCGCAACATTACCACCGCTTGTTACTGTAACGTTAGCTAACGTCGGGTTTGTAGCGTCTGTGTTTAACGATGCAAACGTATCACTAATAAAAGCCACTCGCCAATCATCCGAAACAGAGTAAGTACCCTGCTTCTCTTTTAAAACGTAGTCGTTATATACCTTTACGTCACCCGCTGCCATTTTAAACCTCTTTATCTGTCCAATCGGTATTTACTGGAGGTGTTACCACCCAATCTGTATTTACTTGGTTTTTATCTGACCAATCAGTAACAACTGGCGCAACATCAACCCAAACGCCACCTTTAACCGTAGCGGGAACACCAGCAAAATCTAAATTCGCAGTTTGGCCCGTTACTATGATCTCACCTTGTAATGATATTGTACCACTAATACCGGCAAAATCTAAATTCGCTGTCTGTCCTGTGATTATGATTTCAGGTGTTAGGTCTACAGAACCAGTTACACCAGTAAAATCTAAGTTTGCAGTTTGCCCAATGACGATAATACTTGATGTTAGCTCGACCGTTCCCGCAACACCCTCAAAGCTTAGGTTTGCAGTTTGACCCGTTACCGTTATCTCGGGGGTCAAACCAACAACACCACTAACGCCTGCAAGGTTTAAATTCGCAGTTTGACCTGTAACAGTAATGCCTGAACTAGTTTCAAGCTCAAAACCGATAAACGTTCCGCCTTCGCCCGCTGTAGCTAATGCGCTACTTGCCGCTGTTCTATAGTCTCCCCCAGCGTAATCAACTAAATCTGCTGTTGTGCGGTTTTG